AACCACGATGAAGCTGGTCGCTACGTTGCAGCTGACCCAGCTGATGGTTGGAATGTTGAGATTGCAGCTGCAGTTCAAGATGCGTGTGCCGAGAACCCAGCCCTTCAACATATTGAGTTCCGCTATCCAGCTTCGGGACATCAGACACTTACAGTTGATATTGATGGAACTATGCTTGGTCTATTTCATGGACATCAGATGCGTGATCCGATGAAGTATATCTCTGGACAGGCAGCAGGTCAGACTGCTATTGGAAATGCAGATGTTTGGGTATCAGGGCACTACCATAACTTTAAATGTATGGATATCAGCCATCGCTTCTGGGTCCAAGCTCCAACCACTGATCCAGGAAGTGAATGGTTCCGTGACCGCGCAGGAATGGAATCAAAACCTGGACTTTTAACTATGGTTATCGGTGGGGATTTTGACCCGCGTGAGTTCCTAAACGTAATACCAGTAAGAATGTAAAACTATTCTGAAATAGTAGATTCTTCGATTATTTTTAGTTCCAGTTCACGCTTTGTCTTTTTCTCTAAAATCATGACATAGTAGGCATTTACAGCATTAGAGCTAGTCCTACTTCTCCACACAAAGTCACAGTCTAGGCAGTGAACTAAGCGTACAGTGGCCCACCTACCACCGTCTGGATTTTCAGCAATTAAAGACTCTAGTCTAGATGTCCTAGCACCGCAATATAGACACTGAGGATACCTGTCTCGACGTATCTCAGCTCCATCAGCATTGACTGAAAGAGTTCTTCTTATTTCTTGCTCATCTTTTCCACCCCAAACTCCCCAGATCTGACTAGTCTCTAGAGCCCACTTAATACAGTCTTTTTTTACAGGACAAGAGAAGCACATTTTTTTAGCTTCAATTATGTCAAATGGATTGCTAGAGAAAAATAACTCTACTTTACCTCTATTAGAGACTTTAGAGCACTCTCCATTTTTTTGCCAATCCATACTTTTACTTGGCGTCCAGTCAGTCATCGGATCTCCACCCATGTAGTTTCGTAGATATCATCTACGTTAGTTTCATAAAAAGTAACTCCTTCGAGGTTGCACACTGAAGGAAATATCTCTCCTCCAATAAAGCCAGAGTAGCCATGAGTGACCACTGAAGACTCTATAGCTGCATAGCCAGCTCCTAAGGACACAACTACACCATCTCTTTGTAGAGAGGACGCTAAAGCTCTTTTTACAACATCTATATCGAGATCTACATGTGCGTTAGTATGAAAAACAATTGAAGAAGGTCCAGAGAGGGTGTAACCCTCTCCAGACCATTCACTCCAAAGGCACTCGCCTTTTCTAGAATCTATCACTACACACCAATACCTTATATAAACTAATTATATATGAAATACTAGTAATTATTTTACATATAGCAGGATGTTTTAATTATAATTATTAAGTTATTTTAATTAGTTTTATCTAATTCTTTTTTGTAGTTTTTCAGGTTGGTAGTGTACGCCATCTAGCTTAGGTTCTTTTTCATCCGTAGAGTTGAAAATAATATCTCCAGAACGTATGGCTACAATAACTCCACGACGACCATTATGTAGATATCCAGTAGTGGAGTCAAATGCGTCATGAGCTACCCTTACTATGTCTGAAACTTTCAAGTCTCCTCTCCTAGCCTCTACCCAGACTTCCTCAGTATTGATTGAAACCAAAGAGTGTCCCATACCAATCTGAGATAGTATGTCTAGAACTTGCTTAGACTGGTCAGAATCTAGGTCTATTTCCTCCCATGTTTTCAACATTTTTAAAACAGCTTTGCCAACTCCCACTCTAATCCTAGCTTCAGCAAATTGACTTTTTACCCAGTTGTAGTCTATTTTTCTCATTTATTTTTTTCCTTAGTTAGATATTTTTAAAATTGATTCAAGCAGTTTTAAAGCTTGAGTTTTAGTAGGAATAGAGTTTAGATATGAGGACCTTTGCTGATAACTCAATTCTATTCTTTCTTCAGAAGATAAAGCTTCCATATTGTATGAGAGCATTGACCAGGCAGGTCCAAGTTCTTGAGTCTCCTGCCAATCTGTGTATATAGGAGTCAATGCATTCATAGACTGAGCATACTTATATGACCACCAGCTACCATCATTTTTATATGGAGCAATAATAGAGCCAAGTGATGTAGCCATCTGAGTGTACGTATCTAAGTCAGTGCAGCCTTTACTCCAACGCATCGGTACTAGAGGATGTAGTAAAACACTAGATAGTTTCTTTATATATGAGCTCGACTCTACATCAAAAACCCATCTAGGTTCTCTAACAGTTTCAACTACACTATCTTCAGAAATAAGTACAGAGTCTAGATTGATCCCTACAAGATTTTTACCCACACCCGTTACTAGCCTGGTTAATCCAATAGAGCTAGATAAGTTCCAAGGGAGAGATGGGTAGATAGTAGTAGGCCAATCTAAATCCATTAATTTAGAGGCTGCACTCGAGATCCTACTACTTAAGACTATGTCAGATATAACTGCCTTATAGCCTTTTCTATAAGAGTAAAACTCCTTAAGTAGGTTTGATGGAGTAGAGTTTACTGATTTTAAACTAGAACCAATTTGTATAGTTTTAGGAGCATCAATAAATAGTGAAAGTTTTTTAGATCCCCAAAGTAGATCTATTATATTTAAAGCACCGTATACTCTATTAGCCCCCAGACTAGTTATGGGACCCACTCCAACTAGAACAGCGTCGTACATTTCTAGCTCTTCTACACCGATCTCAAGACTGGGATCGTCCCAGACTACGGTGTGACCGCCAGTAGTTAAAACTTTTTCAATAACTCCTGCAAAACTTAAATTTCTTTTATTTGCATTTTTAGATGATTGAGGAGCTGTCATACCAGTTAATAATATTTTTGCCATATATCCCTAAATTATTTAAAGGGGTACTGAATTAACAGTACCCCTCTAAAACAAAAACTAATCGACTTAAAAAGGAGAGTAGTTTGGAGCTGCTACTGGGGCTGCTGGTGCAGGTGCAGGTGCTGGAGCTGGAGCTGCAGCGTACACTGGGGCAGGAGCAGCAGCAGGGGCTGGAGCAGCTGCTGGTGCAGGTGCTGGCATAGAATAAGGAGTAGTTGCTAGAGGGACTGGGGCTCCCTGACCAACGTAGTACCTATTGATCTTATTCTTTTTTGCTCCCTGATACACCTCGGAACCGATCTGAGCACGGAAAGCCTTACCCGCTAGGGATGCTTCAATCTGAGCATTAGAAGGGTTATTATTTGTGAAGAACTCACGAGGAATACCAAGAGCCGTCATCTTTGAAAAGAAGATACCAAGGGCATTCTTGTTTTCAGGAGAGATGATTAGGTTATCCCAGATAAATCGATTGGCGTGAGGTCCGCTAAGAACCTGAGCCTTCAACTTAAACATGGTCTTACCCGTGCTGGTAGTGGTAGCAGGAGCTTCGATAACCTTTAGGTCATAGTCGCCATCTGGTAGTGGTTCGAAATTGCTGGAGGCCTCGCCAGCGTCTTTTACTAAATCGGCCCAGTTGAGTGAACTCATCTGTTTTATATTTCCTTACTTTTAGGTTGGTAGTTAGGTGAAGTCTAGGACTTCTGTTTTTCGGCTGCTACACCAAAAATCATATCAAGCATACGTTCTATGCCGAGATCGGACTGCTCTACAATTTTTCCGAGACGTCCTTGAACACGCTCTCCTGCCTCAACTTGGTCCGTACGCTCTACATACATGCGACGGGCCTTATAGGGCAGTTGAGTTGGATCTGGGTTAGGGATAGTCTCATTTGCAATGTATCCAAGTACAACATAGAAGTACGGAGCCTGAATTGCAAGCTGACCTTGTAGATATGGGTGCATAAGGCCATCTTGACCACGGCGAGCCATGGCAGTCAGTACAACAGCTTCAAGTGGCTGAGTTGGGTGCATCGTTAGGTCACGAAGGTCACGAAGTAGTGCACCCATGTGACGAAGAAGCTCGCCCCACTGTTGCATCTTCATCTGCTCTGTACCTGCGATGTTATCCATGCACTTAACCTGCAACTCAGAAATCGAGTCGATGATTAGGGACTTGAATTGGTGCTTACCAGACTGTAACCACTGGAAAGCTTTCATGACTACATCGTAGTCACGAACCTGAACTACTACTGTGTCCCAAGTTCCATCAGCTAGAGGAGGTTCCTCGCGCATCGGATCCCAATACTTGACATTAACTGGAAGGAAGCGGTGGCCACCTTCCACGTCAAGCATCAGGCGTGGGTATGGTGCAGTGACAGCAAAAGTGGACTTTCCAACTTTTGATTCACCGTAGACCATGATAGTCAAACTACGTTGTACTTCTGACATCACTCACTACCTTTCTTTTCTTCATCTTTACCGTAATAACCATACGGGTCTGAAACTTCATACATCTGCGCAATAGCTGCTTCAGCGGCACTACCATCGTCAATCATAGGACAGATGGTGTAAAACTGACACTTCCATTTGCAGTCTTTATCTGGACTTGGATAAGCCAGAAAATTTGGATCCCCACCCACGTCTAGACCTTTTTTAACAGTCATTAGGTCATTAATAGTACCATGAATACGTTGCCAAAAAGCACGCATTGTAAATATATTATGACGAACCTCAATTTGATCGTAAAAAGGTGGCTTTGCATTAGCAGTACGCTTTACCTTTTTAAGCATAGTAAAGATGCCACCTTCGGAACGCTCGCCTGGTTCCTTGTTCTGAGCAGACTCTAGAAGCATGTATGTAAGAATCTGTTCGTTCATCTGAGCCTGATTAGCAAAGTCAGCAAACGAGCCACCAACAGTCTTAAAGTCACGGAACATACGTACTCCATCAGTCTTGCGACGAACACGCATATCGAGTTTACCTTGAAGAATAACTTCACCATCAAATAGTGGCATAGTGATAATTTCTTCATTAGAGATTTTCTCTAGGTTAGCATCAATACCTTCTTCATCCATCCACTGGAGATAGCCTTCAAGCATGATGCGTCCAAGTTCTGCTTCTGATTCTAGGTCAGAAGTATCACGGTACTCTGCAACTAGAGAAGCTAAATCTTTACGGACTAGTTCGGCATGCGCTTCTAGTAGTCCTACCTCACCATCAGATGAGTAGTACTGGTCTAGAGCTTCGTGGATACGAGAGCCTAGTGCTAAAGCTCCAGTGTACTGAGTAGCTTTTGGCATAAGACGTCGGTAGTAGTTAAGCCACCACTTCCTGCGACAGTCTTTGAATACCTGAATCTCTGAGTTTGAGAGGGTATATGGCTTTTTTTCTGGTGTCGTTGAATCGTTCATAGTTAAAGCTTACCAGCCTTGTCATCTTTTAGCAACCCCAAAAGCCTATCTTTATCTTTGACAATTTGCTCAAAGTTATCGCCCTTAGTTTCTAGAACTTGTAGAACACGTTCTTCAATAGTTCCTTCAGTCACATAGTCCATAATAATAACAGAGTCATGGATTTCTGAACCAATGCGGTGAATACGGTCAAGAGCTTGCTTATGGTCTACAAGTGACCAAGGACGCTGAAGCATTACTAGACGCCGAGCAGCTGTTAGAGTGACTCCCACACCACCAGCTTGAACAGTGAATAGAATCCACTTAGTTTTGCCAGATTGGAAATCATCAATTGCTTGCTGACGTTGATCTTGATCCTGAGCTCCAGTAATCAGCCCATGAGCAATACCCTCTTTAGTGAGGTTAGCGCTCAATAGTTCAATTAGTTGACGAGAAACTGCAGCCACTGCTACTGAATCTTCTCCAAAATCACCGCTTTTAATATCATCCATAAGAGCATCAACTTTACAAGATGGCTCTGCTAAACGTACTTTCTCTTCCCCAGTAGTTTCATCGATAGTTATCTCAGCAAAAGAGCTAGCAAACTGATGAAGCCTAGTAGTTTGAGTTAGAACACTGGGAGCCACAACGGCCCCGCTTCCCTCAAGTTCTGCAATCATAGTATCGCGCATCTGCTCATAAGCCTTCTTCTGCTTAGCTGACATCTCAATGTCACGACGCTCGAACATCATCTCTGGTAGCCAGGGAAGTACACGAGCCTTGAGCATACGACGCATTCTTGGATCTATAGTCGCATGAAACTCAGCTTCCATAGCTGGTTTAATACCAATAACCATCATGCCACCAAAGGCATTTATCATAGTATCAATCATTCGATCAATCCATCGAGTCCTACTAGGCCACTCTTCAGGCGATAGCCAGTGAAGAATTGGCCAAATATCTAAGACGTTGCTAGCAATAGGGGTACCAGTAAGAGCAAAACGATACTCAGCGTCGCCTGTAGCAGACCAAAGAGCTCTAGTCTGCTTTGATTTAGGATCTTTTGATCGATGTATCTCATCAGCAACGACTGACCTAAACTTTATGGCATTGAGTTCACGAAGGTGGACTTCACAACGACTCTCAGTAACCCGATCATCGTGACCGCCACATCCAGGGCATCTAGCCAAGGCTACAGACCCGTACGGAGCTAGGCGCGAGTGGGACCTAAGAGACTCCCAGTTAATCACGTATACGTCAGCTTCAGCTTCAAATTGCTTACGTCTTTGTACTGCAGATCCTTTTATAACTTGTACATTTACTCCTGGCCACCACTTAGCGAACTCTCGCTGCCAGTTCTTTTTAAGAGTGTTTGGGCATACAATCAAGGCTGGAAATGGTACTTCACCTGTATCTTGTAGCACTTTTAAAGTGCGAATTGCCTGCGCAGTCTTACCAAGGCCTGGCTCATCGGCAAGGAGAGCCCGCTTAGCGGTGGACAGAAACTTAACACCAGCACGCTGGTGAGGAAAAAGATCCTCATCGCCTTCACCATCAGGTAAGGACTCGAGGTCTCGGAGCGCCATACTAGGATCAATCCTAGTTCCACGCTCGATACTAGCCCACTCAATAAGAGCAGGTCCTAGAACAAGATCGTCTCTAAATGCAGACCGTAGAGCTAGACATGCGGTCCAAGATACTGGAACCTTCCACAACTGAACTTTATTGTCATAGGTGGCCCCAGGGATAGTCTTACATAGTTCTTTAAATCGCCAATCCGCTGTGATATGGATATGAGTACCGAGTGAATCTAACTCGACGCTAATAGGCATTAGTAATTCCTTTCGTCATTGTATATAGATACTAACATAATTTGGAAAATATTATTCCTAAAAACTTCTAGTATCTCTAGTTATTTAATAAGCGGATAGGTTTCCAACCACTTTTTACTAATCTTAGTAGACCATGGCGTATCGCGTCAAGTGCATGACCTTCTCCCCCACGGTGCCAGTATTCAAGTTTTTTAATTTTTTCATTAGAAAACATGGCTTTTGCATCAGCTGGTGATTGGAAATAAATATCATCTGGAGCTCTACCGTTATCCATCATAATTTGCTTTAGGATACCAATTTGCTCTAGAGAGAACGGAGCTTGAGAGTTTTTCACAGTCTGAGCATTAATAGTAAATCTTTCGCATACTACTTCAATACGATAACCCTGTGCTTGAGAATAGGCAAAAGCCTTACGTATTGGTTCGGCGTACTCATGTTGTTGATACTCACCCGACCATAGCATTATTGGTTCCGTCCCTGGACCATCCCAAGTAAAGTAACACATTCCAGTAGCTTTACCTGGGTCTATTGATATTATATGTCTCATAGGTATTTAGCTCCCCAGTTTTCTAGAGGTCCATCGGCATCAGCTGTAAGCGGCACCGACCAACCCTCTGTTGTGGTCATACATTGACGTACAAGGTGTTTTAGCTCTTCAGCATCTTTTCTTGGAGCATTTAGGACAATTTCATCATGTACAGGGACAATAAGTAGGTCAGTGAGGTCAGCTTGATCTAGCTTTACTAAGTTACTTTTAAATACCTCAGCAGCACCGCCCTGGACCAAATAATTAACTAATGTATAAACTCGATCTGAATCGCACGGTAGCCTACGTCCTGTCCAAGTATTTACATAGCCCTGACCTTCAGATCTAAGTCTTCTCATTCCGATATCTTCAACTTGCTTTTGAAATAAAGTCATTCCAGGGAACCTAAGGTCGAAAGCATCCGAAACTGCTTGCATCTGACTTTGAGGAACGCCAGCAGTCAGAGCTTGTTTAGCTACACCTGCACCATAGAGACGACCATAGACTACACCCTTAATTAGATTTCTACGCTTGTCAGACTTAATCATTGAAGGGTCTTGATAAATTTCACGACCTATCTCAGTAAATGGGTCTGAGCCAGTGGCATCAGCTAAATTAAAGAGACTAATTAGGTTAGGGTCTTGTGATAACGAAGCAAACATACGGAACTCAACTTGGTCAAGGTCAGAAGTAATAATAACGTGCTCATCATCTTTAGGTAGGAAGGCACGGCGAACAGTATCATCACCTTTTGGCAGAGTCTGCAGTGCTGGAGCTGTAATCGACATTCGACCAGTTCTTGCCCCGAGTGTCTTCACGGAGGGGTGCACAAAGCCATTTACGTTATCTTCTAAGAAGTTTTTAAAGTAAGTATTGGCAAGCTTATCTGCTTTGCGCTGATGCAATACTGTCTCAGCTAGCTGTTTAATTTCTGGAGTGCCCTCAATAAGTAGTTTTTTCAACTGGTCAGCAGATGCAGACTTTTGACCAGAAGGTGTGAACTCAGAGATTTCTGCTCCAAGACTCTCAAAAATCTTAACTAGTTGAATATTGCTAGTGATAGATAGCCCATAGTTGGCCTTCCCCCAGTCCTTAACTTGCTCAGTGTATCTGATTAGCTCATCAAACTTTTTTTGAGAGTAGTCTAGGTCAATGCGAGCACCATTAAGCTCCATTTTAGTTACAACTTTACGAGTAGCCATTTCAAGTTCATATGCTTGAGAGTAGGGTCTATTAGGTCCACACTTCTCCCAAAATTGCTCGAATAGACGCATAGTAAGTACGGTATCAAGAGCTCCATAGGACCAGTAAGGTTCAAAATTAGTCGGTACTGTACCCCACGTCCAACCATTTTTAGATAGCTCTTGATCTAAAACTGACTGCAGTTGCGCTGCTTGATGGTCCACATATAGAGAAGTTAGTTTTTTTAGAGCACCAGATCCTAGCGGATCTATAATCTGAGCCATAAGCATAGTATCGTGGGCTCGGTGCCAAGGCATATCCCATCTCGACTGGATATCAAACCACTTAGCCTCGAAAGCTATATTATGACAAACTACCTGACCATCAAACTTATTCATAGACTCATAGAAAACTCCTGCCCACTCGTCCCATGGAATGGCCCAGCCAGTCATACCGTCTCCAACTTGAACTAGACGAATACGCCCATGCCAAGGAGACAATGCATCTTTACGTGGATTACCTGGAAGCTCACCCGTCTCTATATCTATTGAGATAGCGTCATAAGGCCTACGCCCACCAAGCCAAGTAATAAACTCTTCAGCCTTACTCACACTATTTACTAGATGTAGCTGTACTCCACCTAATCCTTTAGTCATTTCCGTCCTTAATAATCTGTATAGAGATGCCACATTTACGAAGATAGTCAAGAACTATCTCTGGATTGCGATGCATATCTTCTTCTCTAACTCTCGCTACAACTCTAGCTAGCCCTGAGTTACTTATTAGTTTAGCGCACTGCATACAAGGAGCGCAAGTAATATAGATAGTCCCACCCTCTATAGCCGAACGATCGACATATAAAAGTGCATTGGATTCCGCATGGATAGCTGGACAAGCGTCGTATAAGTTGTCTAGAGGAGATTCGCCACGAGCTCTGGCACACCAGTTAGTACATTGCCCATCTGATGGATAGTTAGCTGCCGCTCCGTTATATCCAGTAGCGCATATTCTTTCATTTGAATCTACAACTACAGCCCCAACTTGGGCCCTACTGCATTTAGATCTTTTAGATATAGTGTCAACTACAGCCATCCAAGTGCTATCCCAGGAAGGCCTCTCCGTCATTTTCGTCATAATCCTCGTCATTTTCGTCATAATCTACAGATTGAGAGCTGTATATAGGCAACATTACACCATCAGCTACAGCAAAAGAAATAATTTGTAGAGAGTCTTCGTGAGAGAATCCAGCTCGTTGTAGGGACATAAACATCTCGTGCAGCTCTACTGCCACCATATCCAGTCTAGATAGGGGGTCCTCTGCATTGATATTGAGATCTGTCATATTTTAATGATACAGGACTTAAGGAATTACTTCTACTCGGTAGATATTTTCAATGCCAATATCTTTTTCAGAGGAAACATCTAAAAGACGCTGAGCGACGTTAGTGAGGTAACGTGCTCCGCCATCATCATATTTGTATAAAGCGTCTAGGACAGCAGCAGGCTCATCACTAACTTGAGCCCAAAACCTACTTTTCTCAGGAAAAACTAAGTCTATGGACTCAGTCGGATAACACTCTTCACAAGGAACTGCATTCCTGTGTAGGTTTGAGGTGTCTATTTCTTGAAGACCATACCTCTTTACAAGAGGACAAGCGGCACCATGATATATGAGTGACACCCCAACCCTAGACAGGACATACGAACCACTTTCGGTACGATAAAGTTCAAACTCTATCCAACGAGTTGAACCTCTACGCCAAGAAGTGGATTTACCCAATAGCTTGCCGTTAAATTGGAGCGTTCTTACTCCATCTTTAACTTCAAACATGGTTTACTTCTTTTCGGTAGGAATTTCTTTAGGAGTTGCTGCAGCCAAGGCTTCAAGCTGCTTCTGTAGTTCAGCAGTCTTAGCACGCTCAATAGTTAGAATAGCTTCCAGTTCTGCGTTCAAGTTCATTGAACGAGTCAACTGCTCACGTGTAATAGTTAGAACGTTACCAATTAGTTCGGCCTGCTCATTATTTTCTGACATTGTCTTCCTTAATTTGTATGTGTAATGGTACTACTTAGATTCTAGCAGATAATTTAATTAGTTATTACTATCTACCCATAATATATAGCATCGCTTCTTTATCAGTAGAAAACCTAGATTCTTCGAGTTTTTTAACTGTATTATAAACTATATAGATTTCAACGCCATCTACAATAGTCTTTATTATTCTATACATAACTACTTCCTAACCACAATATAAAACGCAAGGTACTAGATATGAACCATCTTCATATGTCTCAACTACATTACTGGAGGTAACTTTTCCTACAGTAGATGATCTAATGATGTCATCTAGCTGGACTCGACCACAACCATCACCATTAGACTGGATCAGATCTCCAGCCTGCACCGAGGCCCCAGAAGCAATACGTATCCAACCTGCTCCAATAGCAGCTATGAGATGGCCTATTGATTTACCATCTTCATTAGGATCTACGCCTAAATAGACTCCGTAGACTTTACTACTGAGAGGTGTATTAGATACTACAGTCTTAGCCATACGATCCTGAGCAGCGTATTTATACTCCACTAACTCATCGGTAGACTCCATGATTGTTCCCTTTAAAGGAGCTACTTCAGAAAATTCCGAATAGTGGGAGCCCAAGAATGAGTTATAGCTAACTACTCCTGAACTATTAAAAGAGATGCTACCTACTGCAGTACTATATGATGTAAATGAAATAAGCGTACCACTTGAAAAATCAATATTTACATACATTGGAATTATACTAGCCGAAGAAGATGCAATCAGTGACCCAACAACAGTAGTTACTCCGACTATACCAACTGCACCAGTTAGACTTATATTACTAGCCACAATATCTACTTTATTATTCATATACCCTGAGTAGACTCTAAGACTAGATGTAGCTCCATATGAAGTAGCAACTACTTCGGATAGGGCCGAAACATCGCCAGTTATAGATCTGGTATATGCCTCAAAATTAATAAAAGCAGTGTCTGTAGCATTTGCTTTAGAAAAGACACCACTACTAGTTTTAAGTTCTTGATAGTCATATATGCCATATGAACTCAGTGGTATATTTGCCGAATCATATACAGCCGAGATACTTGGTTTAGCTAGCATAGGGTGGCTTAAGTAGCTAGCTTTAAACTCAACGTAGTCTAAGTTAGTTAAAATTCCAGTCTGAGTATCTAAATCAACGCTTATCCATTTTTTAGGACTTTGAATTGACACTTGACTAGGGGAATTAAGGGAACTATCTTTCCAATAATATGAATCTGAAGTATTACCAAAAAATGAAACTGGTTCTGTAGATATAGAAACTTCATCTAAAACTGTAGATAAAGTCTTATAAGCTTTAGCAGTTCCAGTAGTTGAAGCTCCTGTAACCGAGCTAGTAACTACAAAAGTAGTAGAGGTTCTACTTTCAATTTTAACGTTAGTAACGTTAAATACCCCTGCACCAGTTACGGTGACATAGTCACCACTGGAAAAATTATTATTTGCAGTGTATTGTACAAAACCTACAGAAGGAGTACTTTGAGTTATTACAGTTATAGCTGCTGTAGCAGATAGGGTTGACCCTGTGGTTGAGGTATATGTTTTAGCATACCCATTAGCTGTAGTTTGAGAGTAGGCCCTAGCTGGTATTAAAATTTGTATATTATTTTTTAATAAAAAGTTAGTGTTATCATTTAAACTGTACAAATCTCTAAGAATAGAACCATCAATGATAATTTCACTACCGAGTAAAGGATTAATACCATCTACAGGATCTAAATACTCAAGCATCCACTTATTTGGATTAATACTTTTATATTTATAGGAAGTACTAGCGTCCCAATAAGCTTTTGTAGAAGAATCTAGTATGCTATACAGAGTAGTTGACGTGCTATTAGGGAATACAAAAGACACTTCACTAAGATCTATAGCGGGCCAAACTACACTGTACATGCTCATAGATCTGGTAGTTATCCCATCTCGACTCACCCTAGCGGTACGGGCAACTCCTCCAGAACTGTAGTAACCTGTTGGGTTAGCAATTTCAAATGTTGTAGTTGTTGGAACCCCTGTTACAGTGAAAACTCTACTATCTTTAGAGCTATCATAGAGAAACTCCATTACTGCTACCGTAGATCCATCTGCTGGATCTACGGCAAGAGCTTTAGCAGTTAGGTCTAGATATACTAAATCTCCTATAGTGAGCCCGTGAACTCCAGATGTAGTTATAGTTATAGGAGCTGTAGCACTAGTTGTTGAAACTGTTACCCCAGAGATAGTCTGAGAAAAAGGGTAGTAGTTTAAAAAAGAATCATAATTAAAATATATAGGTCTACTGCCATTAAATAAATTATAACTGTTACCAGTATTATATCCTATAATACCTCTAAACTTTAAAATAGTTGCTGAAGATGTCCAAGATAGCGACCCTCCATAGCTACTTGCTGTGGCATAGTCTTTAAGTACTGAGCCAATAAATGTCCAACTAGATACACCACTGCCAGAAGATGTGTCCCAGCTAGCAACAGATGGTTTTACAGCTGCAGTTAAGTCTCCAAAACTAGTGGCAGTAGCTCCAAGAGTAAAGGTCCCATCTACTGTCACTATCCAAGTTCCAACGGCAGATGATACCGAGCTTATAATAAATGATCCATTAAAACTGCTAGGACTTACGTTAGCAATAGTTACTTTTTGTGTAGCTACAAAGGGATTTGTTGGCTCACCTGCGCTAGGTATAGAGTACGTGGCAGAAGTTGCAGTAGACGTTGCTGCTGTGATTTCATAAATATTTGTCCCTGTCTCTTTATACTCAAAACTAGGATTATATACTAAATTTAGAGTTTCAGCAGAGGCATAAGATAGCCCTTTATTAGAGATGTAGCCGTAATCAAAAGTTCTTTTAGAGTAGTCTTTAAGATATAAACCAGCAACATCTTCAATGCTTAGGGTAGCAGACCCTTCAACTTCTGTTAATGCAGTATCAGTTCCTGTATTTACATAACTAAAAGTATCTGTAGTCACATTAGTTATAGTTTGAGCGATGCCACTAAAAGTAGCATCAGTAACTACAGTAATATCTACTAAGTCCCCAACTTGAAAGTTATGATCTATAGCCGTAAGAGTTGCTAATTCTGAAACTCTTAGTACATATGTAACAGGGACTGCCTCATCTATAAATGATTTATATAGACCAACGTAGGTACCAGAAGTAGTTTCTTCATCTGTCAGCCCTAAGTCAGAACTTTCTAAAAATGTACCAAAAAGTTTTTCTGTACCGAAGGTTCGTTTAACTAAAGGTGAACTGATATTCCAGTATCCAATGGTCCCAGATTCAGCATTGATGTCACCACGGACGAAGACATTGGCAAACTCAGCATCGCCATAGCCATCAATTCTCCAACCAGATACGCTAGGTAGATAGTTACTACTCTGCATAGCTTTATCTATAAGAGTAATTTCTTCGCCAATGGCATCTGATCCTATAGCTGAGGAAGCTATTCCTCTATAGTTATTTCTAGCTAAAAGATTCTGGGTATCCTGCTGCATACCCAGCATGTATGAATATAGGTCTTTAGTCCTTCTTATACGTCTACTTGCCAACTCGATCTACCTGCCAATCAGGAACTAGGGTTAGATTTATTTCTTCAGGGAATGAGGGGCTGTTCGGTACAGAAACACTGATTCCGTCAATTTTTCTAACTATTACATCTTTTCTAGGTTCCAAGATACTAGCCAGTCGGGTATTTACAAACCCTGCCTCATCATTTATTATGAGCTGGCACCAGTCTCCAGGATTGTAGCTACCTACTACAGGATTCAATGACCCATTTACTCGAATAACAAAGTCACCTGAAGGTGGTCTGGATTCATAGAGAGATCTTTGAGCAGTTTTATAGAAATCTGCTTCAGCATCGTAGTTTCCCCAACTATCCCTATTTACAGTCATAGCCATAGGATTATTCACAATAGGCCATTCAATTTTATCAAACTTATCTAGAATAGGCCAGCCATCCGCTAGTAGGTCCGTAGCAGATGCGCCAGAAAAACGAGCACTAGCAGCAGACCCTGTATCGTCATTATTGCCGACAATAAAAAATCTTGTAGCTGAGTTCTGAGCATTTTCAGACATAGCAACATTTTCAATATTTCCTGGATACTCAAAAGAGAGTTTATCAGCACCAAAAGCTACAGGACTAGCTGCTTGACCTCTAGGGAGAGCTCCTCCTATATTTGAAATATACTCATTATAAGTTACTGGAGTTATAGGAACTAGGACAAAAGTACGTTTAAATACGGTATTCCCGCTGGAATCAGTAGTAGCCGAGACATCTATCCTATAGTCAAAACCATTTGGATTATTTGTATACTGCT